TTTATCAAATAGTATTCAGGTTTCAGAATTAACAGGCGCTAGATGGTACGCAACATTTAATTTACCGCCAATGAAAAAAACAAATGCTTTAGAATACATAGGTTTTTTACAAAGACTACAAGGTAGAGTGCATAGTTTTAGTGGATATGACCCAAACCATCGTTCGCCCTCAGGTACGATTGCGGGGTCAACTTTATTAGTTGACGGCGCAAGTCAAACAGGAACAAGTTTAACTTTAGATGGCGCGGCGGCTTCAACTTTAGTTTTAAAAGCGGGTGATTTTTTTTCAGTTAATAGTGAGTTAAAAATGGTAACGGCAGACGCAACTAGCGATGGTTCTGGCGACGTTACTGTTAATTTCGTTCCAAGTCTAAGATCAAGTCCGTCCGATAACGCAAGTATAACGACGACAAATCCTGTATGCACAATGAAATTAACAGGCGATAGTACAACTTATAATATTAATAATTCAACAATTTATGGAATAAGCTTTAGTGGTTTAGAGGTTTTTTAAAATGGTTAAGACGCTTTCAACAAATAACAGTAACGTCTTAAACGATGATGTAATAAGACCCGTTTATTTTATAAAATTAGAATTTCCTAGTGCAACTACTCATTTAAACTCTAGTGATAGAAATATTACTTTTGATAGTCAAAGTTATTTAGGCGCGGGGACAATTGGAACTTTATCAGATATTGAAGAAACTTCGGAGTTACAAGCAAACGGTTTAAAATTAACTTTAACAGGAATACCGTCAACTTATGTTTCAATTGCATTAACAACTGAATATCAAGGTAGTTCTGCAACAGTATATTTAGGTTTTTTAAATAGTAGTTATGCTTTAGTTGACGACCCGTTCGTAATTTTTGTTGGCAAAGTAGATACAATGGCAATTAGTTTATCTGATACTGCAACAATTGAATTAGATATAGAAAACAGATTAATAGATTGGGAACGTCCAAGAATTTCAAGATTTACAAACGAGGAACAACAAAATTTATATTCAGGTGATAAAGGTTTAGAGTTTGTTGATAGTGTTGCAGAAAAAGAATTGTTTTGGGGGGTAGATAACTAATGGGTTGGAATCCTATATCGTGGGTTGAAAGCGCAGTTAAAACAGTTACAGACCCCTTTTTAAAACATATTGCAAAAAAAGGTGGTTGGCGTGGTTTATTATCAGGCGGTCTTAAACAATTTGCTTTTTCATTTATTGCAAGTGCGGTTTTAAGTTTTGCTTATAAAAAATTAGCAGGCAAACCTAAACAACCTGACTTTCAAAGTTTTACAAATGAAGCTATTGTAAGAAAAGCATTAATTCGTAGTCCTGTTGCTGATAGATCAATTATTTATGGAACTGTCCGTAAAGGTGGTGCAATAGTTCACGCTGAAACATTAAATAATAATGCAGATTTATATATGGTAATTGCATTATGCGGACACGAAGTAAATAGCATAGGTTCAGTTTTTTTTAATGATACAGAAATACAAAGTGGACATTTAGACGGCTCAGGTAATGTAAATACAGGAACTTTTAACGGTAAAGCACAAATTATAAAACACACAGGGTCAAGTACACAAACAGTTGACACGGTTTTAGATGGTGCAAGTACAGTTTGGACAAGCGACCATAGATTAAGAGGTATTGCTTATTTGATGGTAAAATTAACTTATGATGTTGATGTTTACCCTAACGGAATACCAAATATTAGTGCAGTTATTGAGGGTAAAAAAATTTATAATGTTTCAACAACTGCAACTGCTTATTCTAATAATCCCGCAAATGTAATTTATGATTATTTAAGATCAAGCGACGGATTTGGGGCAAGTGCAAGTGAAATTGATACGACAACTTTTGCGCAAGCTTACGCAGATTGTAACGATAGTATTTCAATAACGGGCGGAACACAAAGCCGTTATACTTGTAATGGTGTTATTTTATTAAATAGAAAACCCGTAGAGGTTATTGAGGATTTAATAAGCAGTTGCGCGGGTACTTTAACTTTTCAACAAGGAAAGTTTAAATTAAAAGTTGGTAAAGCAACAAGTTCAACAAGAACTTTAACAGATGACGATTTTGCGGGTGATTTAAAAATTGCTACAAGACCAAAACGTTCGCAATTATATAATAAAGTTAAAGGTACTTTTATAGACGCTGATACTAATTTTAGCATTAAAGAATTTAATACTCAGGAAAGTTCAAGTTATCAAACAAGCGATGGTGAAACTATTATAAATGAAATAGAATTACCATTTACAACTAATGCAGTTGAAGCACAACGTTTGGCGCTGATTGTTTTAAAACAATCGCGACAAATGATGACTTTAGATATAATGCTTAAACCTGAACATTTAGATTTAGGCGTGGGTGATGTTATTGCAATAACAAACACGAAACTAGGTTTTACGGCTAAAAAATTTTATATTTTAGCTTATACTTTAAATGCTGATTTATCGGTAAGTATAGTAGCGCAAGAATACGCAGACGCAGTATTTGATTTTAGCGCGGGTTCTGAACAAGTAACTTTAGCAACTGCAAGCGCAATATCTTTACCAAGTCCAACTAGCGTTACTGCGCCATCATCAATAACAACTAGCGATGGTTTAACAAGTTCAAATGATGGTATTATTTCAGTTGATTTAACTGCAACAATAGCTGAACCAACTGAAGCTTTTATTGGACAATATGAATTAGAATATAAAAAATCAACGGACTCGACTTATATATTTGCGGGACGATCAAGTAATAATACTTTTATAATTTCAAATGTTGAGGACGGTGTTACTTATAATTTACGCGGTAAAATTATAAATACTATTGGAGTTTCAAGTTCTTATGTAACTGCAAATCACTTGGTAATTGGTAAAATTACACCGCCAAATGATATTGCTAATTTTAGAGCAGAACCAAATGGCAATCAATTAGTGTTGTCTTGGGACGCGCCAACAGATTTAGATTTAAGTCATATAACAATTAATTATGCAAACACTTTATCTAATGCAGATTTTCAAAACTCAACTGTTTTAGTAAAAAAAGTTGGACGACCCGCAACAAGTGTTACGATACAAAATATTAATGGTGCTTTTTTATGTTTTGCAGTTGATAAAATAGGAAATATGTCAACTAACCCCGCTATTATTTATAATAGTACGGCAAACATAAATAATTTAAATTTATTAGAAACCATAAACGAACATACTAATTATGGTGGGACAGTTAGTTCAACTGCGGTTGCTGAAAATGTTTTAATGTTAGCAACGTCTGAATTATTTGATAGCGCCTCAGGAAATTTTGATAGTGCAACAACAAAAAATTTTGATGGTGGAACAACCTCAGCTAATCTTGTTTCTGAGGGTACTTACGATTTTGAAAATACTTACGATTTAGGTTCTTTGCAAACTACTCAAATTACTGCACAAATAACTCAAAGTGTAGGTGATAGAGATAGATTATTCGATAATGTTGGAACATCAACAAACAACGCAACAGGATTTATGGACGATGAACCAAATAATTTTGATGGGGACGCGCCGAGCAAATGTGGAACACAAATTTTATATGCAAGTTCAACTGATAATGTAACGTTTGGTAGTTATCAAGTTTTTACATCAACTCAGGTTTATACAAGATATTTAAAATTTAGAGCAAAATTAACTTCGGACAATGGTTCAGCTACACCTTTAATTTCACAATTAAAAGTTCAAGTTGATATGCCCGATCGAGTAATAAGCGCAAACAACCAGACATCATCGTCGGGAGTTAAAGCGATAAGCTTTAGTCCCGTAATGAAAACTGCAAATTACGCCTTAGGTTTGGCAATA